GGTCTTTGTATCTATGAGATCAAGAACAAGAGCTATATCCCTCGTCGTCGAAACGGCTGGCGATGTGCCATCTTATGATGTTCACATTGTCCGCTGTGACGGTACGACCTTTGACACAACCGCGTCTGTTTCTTCATGGGCTCGACAAACCGAAGGGTCTGAAGAGTCCATGAAGGACGAGATTGGTCAAAAGAAACCACACGCAGTGATCCATCGCAAAAAGGCGTGGGAATTTGTTAAAAGTTCCCATGCTTATGCGGTTCCTGTACCTTCAGGCCCTTACAAGGGCGTGGAGTACGATTCTGGTTTGAATACCAGATGGACTAAGGAGCACTACGACTGGTTTGAAGGACTGCTTGACTGGAATGTCAATGCGGTTACTGGGGTTCCACCCCGGTGGGATATGGCCAGTCTGACTGTCGACGAAAATGTCCTCAAAGAGGATGTCCTCGATAAGGCCAAAGGCATGAAAGCCGATGTCCTGCTCGATATCGCCGAAGCTAACCAAATGTGGCCCTCCATAAAGTCCCTCGCTTCCTATTGGCCAGAAATGGCCAGGAAGTGGGAGTTCATACGGAAGGCCCTAAAAACTAGCACTCTTAAATCCTCTGCAGGAGCCTTCCTTGCTTGGAAATTCGGGATTGGTCCCGTTATTTCCGATATCAAGGCGGTGAATGATAGTATGGCTAGCTTCAAGTCTGACTGCATAAAACACGCTAAGGGCACACCCCAACGTTTCAGCAGGGTTGCTGAAATTAGGATGTCCTTTGATGACTCGCCTTCTATAGAGAGCGTCGATGGACGCGAATATAGAATTCGAAGTTATCATGGTCGTCTCAAAAGCCGACCCGCCGTGCGTTATGTTCTAGTAGTTAAGCCGACTGTCCAGTACAATACCGAGTTATTTCGTAACTTAGATCGTACTCTCAATCGGTTCTCTACGTCACCGGCCAGTTTCGCTTGGGAGAAAGTTCCTTTCTCCTTCGTCGTAGACTGGTTTGTTGACCTGAGGGGTGTTGCGCGTGCCGTTGATAAGTCAATTGGTGTTTCACCATATGAAATATTATCGTTTACGCGTTCATTCGGCTACAAAGTCGCTACGGATGGATTTTATAAGCTCAGGTCACCCTGTGCGGATAATATCGTCCTACACGACTCGAAGGCTGTTAGCATAGATTACAATCACTACGAGAGGTCATTGGCCTCCAGTTCGGCTATGCCGACCTGGAGACCCAACGTTGGAAAAAGTCAGGCAGCTATTGCTGTTGCTTTGATTTCCCAAGCCCTTATAAAAGGCAAAGGAACAACGTAAGTCCTATCATTAGTGGATAATCCGTAACAACGGCCTATTCCATAAGTGATATCAGTTGTTAGTAAAGTACAACATAAAACCCAATGAATGCCGACTTGACATTCAATAGTATCGTGTTTAAGAAGTCGTTTGATGAAAACGGCGGCTCTAAACGACAAGCTACCGGCCGTGGTATTAATACCCCGGACGTTATGCTTATCAAATCGCAACCATACATCGATTCGGAGACTAAAATCCCCGGAACGCGATATAATGTGCGAGTTGATTATGTTGGGATTGACGCCAATTTGGTGAAGTTTACTACTTCAGCTTATTTGGTCATCGCTGTCCCCACCAACGCTTCGGCTGGATCGATTACTTCTGTAATCGCTTCATTCAAGGCAATGGTGGCTGACACGGATCTCATCGCCAATGTCCTGAATAGCGAAACATAATTTGTCTTACCTCACGGTTTGACTCGTTAAGTTTCGTCACCCAGGCTTGGTACGTACTACCAGAGAAGTTTTCTTCTCTGCGAACTGCTATCGTTTAGCGTCTTATGACGTTTTTGGTAGCATAATGTCACAGTCAGGTTTCATTGGGTCCCCATAAATAATGCATGCTATAGAGCAAACATTCGTAAGCCTGCTAGCAGACGTGGCTAATCTCACTAGATACTCTGAAATACGAGGGTCTTATGAAGGGCTACAGTGGTGCCTTAACGAGGCTCCTAAGCTAGAGAAGTATGTGATGTCCTGTGTAGAAAGAGATGAAAGTCTCGATTTATCCAGGATTCCCACATGGTTGAGGAGACTCGCACTCGGATCTATGATAGATCCGATTCAAATGCGATATCTTCGACAACTTCTACTGTTCTGCTATAAAGCCTTAGTTACACATGAAACGAAGACAACCGAAAAATCATATCAAGGTTTCCTTGATACTAATCGCAGCGTTGGGCAGTTTGGAAACTGGCTTGCTAATGCCAGTCCCTCATTGCTCAACTCTGCTCGACGCCATTGTCAATCTGTTCTTTACAGACTCCGAGAGAAGGAAATAATACCTTCTCACGGTCCCGGTGCCGTCACTACGTCGAAAGACGTGTGGCAGCATCGGTATTCTACTATAGAATATCTGTATCCAATGTCCGACTGGAATGGTCTCTATTTTAATAGAGATTGCGCCTACGAACATGCTAACGCGATTGACAAGGAGTATATCGAAGCTAAGCTCATTGCTGTCCCAAAAGACAGTCGTGGGCCTAGACTGATATGTGTCCACCCTGCTGAAGCCATATGGGTTCAGCAAGGTTTGCGAAGAGAACTAGAGAAAAGTATATCTCTAGTGCGGCACTCGAATGGTCCATGGCCTCGCGGTCATATTGCATTCGATGATCAAACGGTTAATGGTCAGATAGCTTTAAAATCGTCTCTGTCGCGGCTTTACGCCACGATAGATATGAAAGAGGCTTCTGATCGTATATCCGATCAACTTGTCCAAGTCCTTTTTGGGGACAAGTACAAGTGGTTCGGATGCTGTCGTGCACAGAAAGTTAAGGTCCCTGCTTTCTCGGGTAACCCCGAGAGAATAGAAGATCTTAACTGCTACGCTCCAATGGGGAACGCAACTACGTTTCCTGTGCAAAGTTTAGTATTCTGGTCTATATGTGTAGCTTCACTGCAGCGCCATAGGTTTCATCAACCTGGTGCTGTCTTTGTGTTCGGAGATGACATCGAGATTCCCTCCAAGGCGGCCGAGTTCATCATTGATGACCTCGAAAGCTTTGGGTTGCTCGTTAATAAGGAGAAGTCCTTTTGGCGAGGATACTTCCGCGAGTCGTGTGGCGTTGACGCTTTTAAAGGCGTAGATGTCACTCCGACAAGATGGAAGCTCAGTATCGATGCCGAACCGGTTTCTGAAATGCAGGCTCTCTCAAACCTAGCAATGCGCTTGCGTATTGCTGGATACAGAGAGGCTGCCACTGCCGCCTACTCGTTACTCAGGCAGCGTATGCAGAGATATCACTTAGTCGTCCCTGTTAGCAATAACAGAGACCACGGTGGTATAGCTGAATACGTTGAGTTAGCAAGTTCCGTATGGAGAGATGCCTATTGGCATAAATCACTACAGAAGTATGTTAGTCCTGTGATTCGAGTTCAACGCCAACCTCATGTGAGGAAGGCTCATGGTTGGAACCATGTGGTTGAGTCGCTTGTTCTTTTAGAACGGCAACGGCGGGGTCGTGTTGGTAAGCGTCCGAAGTTAGGTGACGTAAGTCACCTTTCCGTTGGTCATACCGCCAGCACAGTTAGAAACGAAGACGTTTCACGGCGTCTAAGCTTGTCCCGTGGATGGATCGACATTCT